AAGAGCGCGACGAAATGACGGTTGAGGTTGAAAACATCACCTTTGAGCCTATGCAGGACAAGGCGGGCAAGGTACTCCGCTTCCACGATGACGGCGAGCAATGGCTTGCCGACGACAACGGCGAACTGTGCTTATGGATTGCCGTGTTCCACCTCGGCAAAGTTGTCGAGACGAAACTGAAAAACAAGTAAACAAAAATGCCGCTCTGCGTTTTGTATGCAGGGCGGCGTTTTTTATTTCAAATGGTACGGGGTTGGGGATAGTTGCGGCTTCTCTCCCTCTTGTTGGGCTTCTTGCGCTTTCGCCTGCCCTTGCGAGATTGCCACGGCCTTATCGACCTCCATCTGGTTGTCGCTCCGGAACTCGTCCATAATTTCTTTCATTTCCTCGTCTATCCTATCCACATTCCCGACAAACGCCATAGCGTGGCGGTTTGACCAAATGCGGTTGGTCTTTGCTGCCACGGCGGTCTGTATGCGTCCGCTCAAATCGTCGATGGCGTAGGGAACAATCTCGGTCTCTACGTCTATCGTCTCACTCGCGGCTTTCAGCGACGGGTTTATTTCGCCCAACGCCGTAATGAGGAAGTTCAAACGACGTTGCAGAAACTCGCCCACCTCTTCTTCGTGGTTGCGCACCGCCATTTCCGCTCCCATAAAATAGAAATGCCAACTCTGGCCGCTGGGGGCTTGGCTGCCTTTCAAGTTCTCAAAGGAAATGCGCGGCGTGTTCTTCATCGAATAGATTTGCTCCAAATAGGTCTCCACCTCAAACTTGACTGTTTCGGGGACTTGGTTCCACGTTAGATAGGACGCACTCGCGCCTTGCCCGTGCATCTCGATGACGTGGTTTTTCAGCCTGCCCGAAACGTTCTTCACGTCGCCCATCAGCACAAGGTACGGGAAGAAATGATAGTCCACGCAGTCGGCGTAGGCGGAAAGCGTGAGTTCTATGCGCTCTCTCATCTTCTTTATGCTGTGGCAGTATGCTTCGGGTCGCCACATATAGATTATAGGGAGTTTGGAAAAGCCGTGGTTGAACACCTTTTCTGAATAGCCGCTCGCTGTCGTCGGGTCTTGCTCCCATTGATAGACTTTATCCTGCGTGACGAGGGTGTAGCAATTTCTCCACTCGTATTCCGCCTGCAAGGTTTGCTTCTTCTTGCGGTAGCAACGCAGCAAGCCCGTGAGGTTTTCATCTTCAAAGTACGGGTAGAGCGTATCGCCGCGGAAAGGCGACCAGATGTCGCAGCGCAGACGGGTGGAGGGCTTCGTCATCGAAAAGAACGACTTAACTTTTTTGACAAACTTCGACCAAAGGTTGTCGCTGTCGGGAACGGTGTACCAATACTCTGCCACCTCTTGCTCTGCCAGCCACGAGCGAACAATCTTTTTGTTGGTGTACTTGCAGCGGTTTTTCTTCAACGTGAACTTCAACGCGGAGAGCATAGCACGCTCGCCATCGTCCTGCGCATCGCAAAGGATTTTAGGCTCTGTTCCCACCGTGAACGCCGTTTGAATGTTCACAATATCCTGCTCGATAGGCAGCGCAATGCGGTTGGTGTGCAACTTCTCCTTTTTCTCGTCGAGCGTATATTTCTTGCCCGTCTTTTGGTTGTACACTTCGCGCGCCTTTTCCGTGACTATCTCGCGGTCGGGGTGCTTCACCTTATCCATAATCTCGTGACGCTCAATAAGCCAATCGGAGCGGTTTTCCGCCGTGTTTGGCTCGCGTCTGTACCCACGCCCTTGCTTTAACTTTTCTATACGCTCGTATATCGTGGGCAGTTTCAGTATTTCCTCTATTTGCGACATAATTATTAGAAGTATTTGCTTGTATTCTCGCGCTGCTTTATGCGCCCTAACAGTTCTCCCAGAGCCCAATACCTAAACGCATCGCAGCAGTTATGCACCAATACACCGCCAGCGTAAAATTCGTGGGCTTCCTCCACCTCTATATCGTAAACGTGCTGTGTGCCGCGCGCTTCAATGCTTATTGCGTTTATGCTCGCTTTCCCGTTGAACGAGAATATCACATCCTTGTTTGTAAGTTCCGAGAGGGGTTTCCATCCGCTTTCGGTTTTTATTTTGTGGTCGGGCGTTCCCGTCAGTTCAAACGTGCCGCCCGCTGTTTCTATCTTCGCCGTAATCACCTCGCGCTCTCCATTGTCGAACGTGCGCAGTACGCGCCGCCACCCTTGCGACGTGAGCACCAAGTCGCCTACTTGCACGCGCTCAATCGGTACATCGCCGCGAAGTGTGCGCACAAGCGTTCCTGCCACAAAGCAGTGGTTGTCCCTATCTACGGGCGTGTTGGTATAGTTCCCGTTCTTATCCTTGTCCCACACATAATTGCGCAGTTCGTTGAGCAGGTTGGTTGAGGTGCGGACAACGTGCAACTTCTTCCCTTGCAGAAAATCAATGCCCGCGTTTATGCTGCCTGCTCCCTTTTGCACGGGGTAGATGTTCACGCCCGCAAGGTAGATTTCTTCTATCAAACGCGGGTCTGCGCTGTCGCTGATGACCTTTAACCCGTAGCCGCGCAACTTCTCCGCAATATCCTTTGAGAGCAAATGCGTTTGGTAGAACAACTCTTCCAAATACACATCGTCGCCCACTATGCCGCACAAAACGGCTGCCGTGGGGTCGTTGCTATAACCGAGGTCAAGGCCAATGCCGACGTGTTCGCACCATTCGGGGAAGCCGTCGCACTCGTACACCGTTTTGTAGATTGCACCCTCTGCCACGTCGCTCCACTGCCCCATAACTTGGTGGGCGTACTTTGCAGGGTCGGTCGCTTTCATATATTGCACCTCTTTAAGGAAACTCTCCGAAAGGTGGTCGAGATTGTCAAGGTAGGACGTATGGATATGCAGCACGTTGGGGTGCGTGCTTATCTGAACGGGAACACCGTCAAACTCCACTATCTTGTGCGTGTCTTTGATGAAACGCTTATAGACCCAATGGTTGCTATCCGTCGGGTTCATAATAATGAAGATGTAGTTTTGTATTCCCTTTTGGCGAATAGAGAGCATAATCGTCTCAAAATCGCGCTCACTCGTCCACTCTTCCGCCTCGTCCACCACAAAGCACGAAATGCCGTGAATAGATTTCAGTTTGGCCGTTTGGTTGCCCGAACTTGTCTTTATGCCGCGGAACATAATGCGCGAACCCGTTAACGTGTTCACCACGTCCGTCTTTGTCGAAGCAAAGTATTTCGACGTACCCTCTAACTCCGCTTTCTCCAAGAACTCTGGAATGATAGAGATGCCCGCCGACACCATCGTGTAGCGGGTATAAAGTATTTGGTGGGAAATGCGCTTTATCTCGTCGCCCTCGCGCACCTTGTTGAGGACAAACGTAAGGCGTTCAATAAAGGCGGAGCAGTTGAACGACTTGCCCGAGTTGTGCGTGACTGTGCCGTCGGCGTGTAGGTAGCGATGATTTCCGTCGATGATGATACCACACCAATCGCCCTCGCCAACGCTCTCCACCTCTAACTGCGAGAGATGCCAATCTTTGTTTTTGTGAAAGTCCTCCTTGCGCAGAATTTTGTGCTTCACCTTGCACGGGATACGCCACAAATCGCCGCTAATTGTCAGACGATAGGCCGGAAACTCCTTGCCGTTGAGCGTGGCTCTTTTCGGGCGCAGGTTGGTACGGAAGCCCAGCGTGTCTGCAATAAACTTTATCTGACGCGAAAGGACTTCGCTCTTCTGCGTTATTTCGTACACATTCCCGTGAGCGTAGCCGTCTGTGTCAAGCAAGCCTGCCAATAGTTCAAGACGCACGCGCTCCGAGTTGCTAATGTAGTCCTGCGGGATATGCTTGTTGTTTATTAAGTCGTAGTGGCGGAGCAACCGCATAAACGGATTTTCGCGGCCACCAACCTTGCGCAGGCGGTACGTTTTGGCCTTTCCACGGTCGCCGTTGATTGTAAGACACATTCCGCGGCGCGAAGCGCAGGAGCGAATATAGTCCACCACCTCTTCGTCCATCGTCGTTATCTGCGGGAACGTGGCCGTACCATCGCCAAGCCACACGCCGAGCATATACGGCTCAATTAAAACGCGGTGTTCGGGGTACGGAATAGAGCCGCTTTTGAAGCCGCGGAAATGCTCGCGAAAACGCTTGCTGTGGGCTGCGTAGTCCTTGACGTTTATATCCAACACGTCGGGAACACTATTGTATCTGCCCTCTACCTTTGAACTCGCGCTTTTCTTTGTCGTTAGAATGTGCGCGTCGTTCACAACGTAATCTTCCGCACTCGTTTGGTGTACCTTGAACATTTCGCTACGCCCTTGCAGCGTTTCCAACACTCTGCGAGGTGTTCCGTCGTCGCCCATAACGGTGTCGCCCACGCGAATATCTTTGATTGCCTTAATTGTTAGGTCGGCCATCATAATCCGCGTGTCGGGGGCTTCGCACCCGCGGCCTCCCGTCACGAGAACAATGAATTTGTCCTTGTTTGTGTAGAGCGGAATGTATATATCTTGCGGCTTAATCATTTTTCTCTATCTGCTCTTTTATCCAAGCGTCGATAGAAATGCCGTGTTCGATATTGTCGGGCAGTTCCTCGTCTTGGTGCTTCTCGCCCTTGCGCCACTCTGGGTCGTGGTGGTGCAGCCACGTTGCTATGCCTTGCAGTGAGGGAGGGTGCTGGATTTCGGCGGTGGTTGTTTGTATTTCCTGCTCTCCCGTCAGTTCGCCGTCGCGCGTTCTAATGTTGCGCACCACGGTTGTTTTGTTTTTGATTTTAGTCTTTCCTAAAATCGTTGTAAGGTAAACGGCTCGTAATAAGCGGTTTGTGGAGTCGCGCGCTTGGGCTAACACTTCACGGATTTTCGCGCTTCTGCGCTTGTTTTCCTCGTCCGTCCACTCTGGCCAAGTGCCGTTTTTCATTTGGCAAAACCTTTGCGGTGTAAGTTCCAGCACCACGGCCACTTGTGCGTCGGTTGCGCCGTTTAGCGCAGCCTCCTTTATAAGGCGGTAGAAGTCCTCGTTGTCGTAGTCGTGTTTGGGTTTTGCCATAGTTGCGTTTTCATCGTTGCGGGAGGTGGGGTCGAACCACCGTCTCTGCCGAAGTCAAGGCAGCGAGTTTTCCTGCTTCTCCATCCCGCGAATAGGGTCATTCGTCTGATTTGTCGGCGTTTTGCTCTTGTTTCATACGCTTTTCAATGCTGCGGTCGAAGAGAAAGCAGTCGTCGAGGAAACCGTCCAGAATGGCGATGTTCGGCTTTTGGCGTTCTTTGTACTCGTCCACCATTTTCTCTTGCTCCTCTGCCGTAAAGTCGTCGAAAGTGAGGTTGTGGTCCGCGAGGTATTCGCGTTCAATTTGCTGCCGGAGTTCTGCGTTTGTTTTCATATTTTAGGGTTTATTGAGTTGAACAATGCAAAAATAGTGAAAATAATTGAAAGTGCCAAATTTAGCGGGCGGAAGCAGCAAACCTGCGGCGCGTAAATGTTAGGTTGTGTTTCTTGGCAAACTCTTTGAGGGCGGTCGTATAAGAAACGAGGGCGGAGCGTTCAGTACGCCTGTTTTTATCCGCGGCGTTCGTTCCCTTTGTTTCGTAAGACCAATAATTTGCATCCCGTATTTTCTGATACTCTCCATAATACTCCTTTGCAGCCTGCGATGGCCACGTTTTTCCGTTTCTACGCAGCGAATAAACGTATCCGCCGCGAGTGACGGCGCGGATTTCCGAGAGGTTATAACCTGCGGCAAGGTTTACGTCCGCAGACGAAAAAGGCAGACCGATATTTGCCACGGTGCCACCCTGTTGGAGGGAGGCGCCAGGGTGATTATGTGTTAGAACAGCGTCTTTCGGAAGAGCCTTGAACTTCGATGGCTCAAAGTGTGCGTTTGCATTGTCTCCCCATTCGGACTCTCCAATAACCTTGCCATTCTTGTCGATAATGTAGCCCTTTTCCGTGTCGCGGCTGTATATCTTGCGCTCCGCGGCAAGCACTGCTGCTCGCTGCGGGCGTGTCATTCCGCTGTCGGTGTCCGCCTTGCCGCTTCGCGACGAGGGCGGGCGTTGCCGTGTTATTCCTTCTCCGTTTGCCATTTTATCCGTTTGTTAAGCCCATATAGGTACGGCGAGGGAACTTCATCGCGCTCTCGCCAGTGGCTGAGGACTGATGAATTGCCCAACCGCTTGGGGAGGTGTAGGTGTTGCGCGCATACTCGTCTTGGTAGGCTTTCGTTTTCTTGATGTTGCGAATATACCGATTTTTGATTTCGCTAATCTTCCGCGCTCTATCTACCGTTTTCACTTCTCGTTGGAGCCTCCCCCACTGATTTTCGATGTCGTTTATTGATTTCGTGCGTTTTGCCATTAGTTATCCTCCTCTTGGTTTTGTTCGTCGTCCTCGTCGTAGATGGCAGGCTCGGCACGCATATCGAAGTCCTCGCCTTTTATCATACGGGAGTACGGGTCGAAACCGTATTTTTCCATAAATTCACATTTAGTGTCAAAGTCGGAGAAAGAGAGCATAACGTAGGCACTCATATCCTTGGCCTCCTTGATAGCGTTCTCTTTCACCTGCGCCTTGACCTCCTTTGCGTGGGCTATCTTTGCTTGACGCTCTGCCTCGGCTGCGTCTGCGTCGGGCTCTTCGTCGAAGAAGTCCAATTCGTCGTCGTCCTCCTCGTCCTCTATGCCTGCTTGCTGACGTGCTTCTTTGCGTGCCTGCATCTCTGCGGCGTGCGCTGCGTCGCGCTCCTTGGTGAGGTCGGCAAACTCATCGGCTATACCGGCCTCACCCTCGGTTTGCAATAAGTAGTCCACTCCGATAACCGAAAGGTCGTTCTCGGTCAGACCTGCGGCTTTGTAGTCGATGTCGGGAATAAGCACACGCAGTTGGTCGAAGTCCCACATTCCGCCCACGTTGGGGTTGTTCAACGTGATGTTCATCTCTTTCTCCGTTTTCTCGTCCACGTCCACCAACTCCACTTTCAGCGTATAATCCTTGTCGGGGAAGTGGTGGTACTTGTCCAAGATGGCGACCTTTTGATGACCTGCGACGATGGTGTTTCCCGTCTGCTTGTTCACCACTATGCCACCTACTACACCGTAGCGCATAATAGAGTTTTTGAGTTGCTTGCGCCCCTCCTCGTCTATCTTGCGCGGGTTGTAGTCGGAGAGGTGCATTTCGCTTCGCTGCATTTGCACCGTCTCGCTGCGGAAAAATAATTTCTGACGGTCTATCTGCTGCTTCTCCGAGGCCGTCTGCTTCTGCTCTTCTGACATTGCTTTATCCGTTTGTTAAACCCATATAAGTAGCGCGGGAAAACTGCCTTTGCTTTACTGCTTTCGTCGATAGGGAGGGGTCGCTAATACGGCTATCCGCCTTACGCATCTCCCTGCGCAGTTGCTCTCTCATTCCGCTATATTTTTTAGCCATTACAGCGCGGTATCTTCCTCCGTCGGGAAACCTCGTCGCTCTTGTCTTTGCCATAATCTTATCCTTTGTTTAAGCCCATATATGAGCGAGTGGAGACCTGCAAACTTAATTGTTTTGTCAAAAAATCGTTGCTGACGCGGTCGCCCTTGTAATTTTGATAAAGGCGCGCCATTTGTGGCGAGCGGTTGATGTTTCTCCTATAATCTCGCGCTGCGTTAGCCATTCGGCGATAACGCGCGGAAGCCTCTGGCGTGCCTATCGCCCTCAACCTGCTTTGCAACTGCAACTCTTGGCGATTGATGTCGTTGATTGATTTAGTTCTCTTCGCTTTCGCCATAATTCGTTCTTATTTCTTTGTCCTTGTGGTAGTCGTACTCAAACAACTCCCTTTCGCTCATCGGGAACACGTCGAAGATACGCTGCAAATCATCGGGGAAACGCTCACGCAGCCACAAAAGACAATCCTTGTTGAAACCTATGCCGTTGCTCGCTTTGAGGGAGTACCGCACGGGTTCGGGCATACGGTGCTGCTTCATATAAGCCAGCACGTCTTTCTGCGTCCACGAAGCCAAAGGATAAACCATTCCCTTGTTGATGTAGTCGTTCTGCTCGTAGGTTTTGAGCATAAGGTTGCGGTTTAGGCCGTCTGCCTTTTTCATTCCTAATACAACGTAGTAGAGACCGACCTTGACACGGACGGCCTCCACCACGTCGGAGAGAGAGAGGAGTTTGATTTTGGGCTGCTCTACCGAATATAAGCCGCCGCGAAGAATATACGATAAATTCCAATGCGGGATTTCGAGGAACTCCATACGCGGATAACGAGCCTTTGCCCACTTAATCCAACCCTCTATATGTCGGAGATTTTTCACAAAATACATAAAGACGCACACCACGCGGTCGAAGAGCGGATAAACAAGGTCGAGTGCCACCACGCTGTCCTTTCCAAAGGAACACATCACGATGCACCCGTTGGCCTCTTTCCGCACCTCGCCAAGTATGCGCTGCGCCTCTTGTATCTTGTTCATTTCCTGCTGCCGTTTATCCTCCCGAAAGTCCGAGACCTACGCGCACTTGATAATAACGCTTGCGACGCGAAATCATCTGGCCGCCGTGGGAGAGTTTGCCCGTCTCTTTGTTGGTGAAGCCTTGCGTTGCGCCTTGGAAGCGTCCCGTGGCGGTGTTCAAACGGCTACCCTTTGCAGACGAAGCGGCATACTCGTTGTTCGTGGAATACTTCTGCTTGAAGCCTTGACGTGCGTCTTGTCCACGCAATCTTTCTCTTGCCATATCGTTGATGTTTTGTTGTTGAACATATCGAAACTCCGAGAGCAAAATTAGGGCAAATAACGCACACGCACGCGGCTATGCTCCAAGCGTTTCGCACATCTTCCTTTTCGTGCAAAAATTTAGCAGTCAGCGAGCAATCCGTCGGCTTCGAGCCGCGCCGTATAGTCCTCAAACAGTAGGCACACAGCCGTGCGGAAGTCCCGATAGAGGCGCACGCGGTCGTGAGCGTCGTAGAACATTTTAGACACCCTGCTCTCGTCGTCCGACGTTCCCAGAGCCGCACTGATGGCCTTGCGCACACCCGACCGCATTTTGCGGCCAAGAAAGCAACGGGGAGAGTAGAGGCACACAGCGAATAGAACAAACACACGTTGCCAATCACGCGGCGGAAAGGCGGGCGGTGCTTCGTTGAAGATAGCCCAGAGGCGGGGCATAAGAGAGTTGTCGCGCAGACGCGGCACGCATTTGGTGCGCCGTTCTTCTTCCAGAGCAACGGCGCGGCGGTGCAAGTCCTCCAAGTCTTTTACAAAGTCAAGTTTCATACGTCCTCGCCACGTTTGAGGCACTCCACAAGTGCCGTGTAGTATTTGATGAGTTCCTTGTATTCCCACTCGCTTATCTTGCGGATTTGCTTGTGGCGTATTTCGAGCAGGGCGAAGCGTTTTTCGCCGAGTTTTTGGCGCAGGTAGATACCCAGCGCGTGCAGGTGTTCCGAGTTGAAGCGGTTGTCGAAGCGGCACTCTGCCACGCAGTTGTCGGGGTCGAAGCGTGTGGCGAGGTGGACGCGGGAGAAGTAGTGCGAGCAGTCCGCTTGCGCGAAAGGCAGGACGCGCCCGCACGTTGGGCAGCGGAAGTATTGGAAATTGTAAGCCTTGCTGTCGCGCAGGCGAATGTAGAGCGAGAAAATCTTATCGAGTTTCGCCTTGTAGTTCACCTTGCGCGTTCCCGTCCGCTTTAAGGGCTTGTAGCGATTTAAGGGAGTTTTTTTCAT